CGCGGGTTTATCCCGCGCAGCGTTGTAGAGCATAATTTCACTAATATTTCAAAGTGCATGTCTATTGTAAATTATTTGTGTTAGTTCAGTTTGTATGTTCCTAAAGGTTCGATACTTGTTCGTAATACAGAGATGTTTCCTTTGATGGCATGTATTTGAATATTAGCTTTGTATGTTTACGTCATAGTTTTAAAATAAATTATTTTGTTAGTTATTGTATATATTATATCATTGTATAGTATTAATAAAATATAATACTCGGTACTGACCGGGGCTATATCTAACGACTTATTATTTTCACATCATGTGTTTTCGTAGTCGGCCTCTATATAATTCCTTTCAGTGGGTATTAGTAACTACGACACCGGCATAATCACCCCCGGTGGCAACAAGCACCTCTCATGTGTTTATAATAAGAACGATTTATAGTGTAAAAATAATAATTTTAAGGCAAGACTAATTTCTATTGCAAATGTCTATGAGTAGATGAAACATAGTGAAGAAGTAAGTGTGTTAAAATAGGGACCCCTCTAAGTGGCTAAAACCACCGCCTACTACTTTTTCACGTATTATGACATAATCGAAAATGACCGCTTTGTGTAGAAAGTTGGTGACCCTCATTCTGTCATGGAGGTGAGGTTAATCCGGCTGAGTTTATCTCAAAACCTCGATGACATGTGTATCCATGGATTTCGGGAACATATCTCTAAGATATGGTCGGACTTCTGAACCCTAAATTTACGGACGTTTTAGTAGGAAGAATAAAACGTGTCCATTTCTTATTCATTTTCTTTTATGGTGACAATTTATTGAGTATTAACATTATTTTGTTTGTTTGATTCTATCACTTTTACAGTCTTGTGTATTCTTTCCACTTTATTTTGAATTTATTAAATCTTTAAAAAATGGCAGCTTACTTTGAACCCATATATGCTGAACTTATATCAACCGCTTTCCGCAATGATGAAACTATCTTATATGATGAGTATGATTTAAGGTATGCCGTACGAGAAAAATTTGGATTATACCAAACCGAAGAATGGGAGGAAGTTCTTCAGAAAGAATGGGATGATGACTATAAAAAGATTGTTAAACGACGAAATTGGCTCTGGTTTTTGATGAAATCAGGACAATATGATTTATTAGATGAGCAATTAGGTACATCCGTCTATCAAGATAAAATAGTGTTTGAAAATAAGAGAGAAGCGGAAAAAGAAAAAGCTCGTAAAACTCGGCTGAAGAAGCGATCTTGGTGGGAATATAGTGCTGAATATAAATATTGGGAATTGAATAATGATAATACAGAGCAAGATAATTCCTGGTTAATAGAATATTATAATACTCCCTATACGTATAAACAGCGACCGAGAGTTTCTTGTGTTAGACCTGGTCCTAGTGTAGATAATACGTATCGAAGGACGTTTAAGCAAGAATCTCGATCAGCGAGTTTTCTTGCCCATATTTGGGCTGTAGCTCGTAATCTCCGCTACACTATACGTGATCTTGTGGCTGTTCGGACTGGACGTTATCAAGATATACAACTTAAACGTATACCATATTCAGAAGAAAATCCGGAATATCAGGGAGGGGGTCTTCAAACGCCCATTAAAAAGAGTGTGAATCCAGTGCGTGATTTGCGTAAAGGTGATAATAGACCTAAGTGTTGTGACTATTGTCCTACGATAGTGTGTATGAAGTGCTTTAAAGGTGAGGGATGTTGTATACATACGAAGATTCAATATCAAGGCAGTGTTGAGCAAAATGTTGGTGGTGATACTAATGTTGTTCAGACAGAGAAAGCTAATAATGTGGTTTTGACCGAAACAGAGATTACACAACAAGATGTTACTGCTAAGGAAAATCCTAATTGGAGTCGATATGTAAGTTCTGATACTGTGTCTTCTATGGATACTCTCGTTAATAGATGGTTCCGTATTGGCACGTATTCATGGACTACGCAGTTACCACGTAATACAACAATAACTAGTATAAGTTTACCTTATAATGCTGTATTTACGACTACAGGGACGTGTGATCAACCTAATCGAATACCTTTTAGAATACATAGATATTGGCGTGGAGATATGCACATTAAGATTCATATTAATTGTAATAAATTCCAAATAGGCCAGTTGCAATGCTCATGGTATTATCAGCCAAAAGCTGATGCATCTTTTGGGACAAAAAATAATGTGTATACTCGTAGTGGAACTCATCACTGTGTGATATCTGCGGCTCCTAATAACGAAGTAGAATTACATGTACCATTCAAATCATATAAGAGCATGTACCATACAAAAAGAGCAAAGAATGACGAGCGTGATTTACCTTTAGATGAAGGTACATTGTTTATTAGTGTATTAAGTCCTCTTAAAACTACAGGTGAGACCTCACCTAAATGTAGTTTTACCGTATTTGTTAAGTTTGTTAATAATGAATTTACTGGTATGTTAGCTGGCAATTTAGATAATCCCAATATATCTGAGGAGACTGATCTTGAATATCAAATGGATGGATTAGGGTCTGTCTTATCTACGGCCGTTCCTCTTGTAGAAAAGTTATTAGTAGGTAGTAGTAATGACGCTAATAGAGATAATCCTCCTGTTAACCAGGCTCCACCGTATATCGTGCCAACAGCATCTCATTCGTGGTCTATGGGTACAGACGCAGTGGAGCCATTACATAATTTAAGATTAAGTGGTAGAGCGCAGACAAGACATCCGGATGTTGATATCGACGAAATGAATATAGATGTACTGAAAAGAAAATATATGTTGTTCGATATTTTTACTTGGTCTCAACAGAATAATAATGGGCAAAATTTATGGAGCATGCCTGTTAATCCTATACCACCTAAAGATCGTATATATAAAACAGCAAGCGCTGGCACTAATAAGTTAGCTCAGTATCAACTTACTCCGATTGGTTTTCTAAGTAGTCTACATCAATATTGGCGAGGTTCTATAGAATATAGGTTTGATATAGTTGCTTCACAGTTTCATAGTGGTAAGATTATGGCTGCATATATTCCTGGTGTTGAAGAGGGTGCTACAGTTACACTTGAGCAAGCTCGTGCATCGCCGAATATTGTGATGTCTTTAGATAATGCTATGAGTTATACTTGGCGAGTGCCTTATGTAGCCGATAGACCGTGGTGGCCGCGTCGATATACAGGAGAGTCAGTTTCGAATAATACAACTTCCCCTTCTAATGTTTATATTTTTGTTTTGAATGAGTTGGTAATGGCTGAATCAGTTTCAGATAATATAGAGATTATGGTTTATATGCGTGGTGGTGAAGATATGGAATTCTCTATTCCTGTACAACCATCTATAGGGTTAGGGTATGATAATAATTATGTTGCGTCTCGTAATAATACTAACGTTTTTCCCGTTTCTACGACTTATACATATTATAGTGGTAATTGGCATAGTGTATCTGGTGTTCAAGTGTTTCGTCATAAAGCTACGTCAGACGCTGTAGCTAGATTTAGCGAACCTATATTAGATCGACCTGCATATTATACTCTAGCCACTGACTTTCCTAAAGCTAATACGAGTACTACATCTGAAATAGTGTTAAATGATATAAAGAGTTGTATTTTCCTTCGTGGTATAGGTTTTAGTGAGTATATAGGAATACCCATTGTGCGGCGAGTTGCAACTGCTAATGACCAGAATCGTCTTGAATCTATAGCTCGAGCCGCATTTGAGAATAACTACACGTATGGGAGTTGGGTAAACTCGTGGCTTATGGTTGATGGTGTTATAGGTTTTATTCCATCTACTTTAGTTACAACGTCTAATACGTATGGTGGTGGGAGAACCGTGCCTTGGACAGCTGTTACTGTTAGTGATACACTAAGTGAACTCGAATTTCAAGGAAATCGAGAAGAATCTTTGGCTTTAGTCGATAATACACAAAGTCTACGATCTACTGGGCGAGGTTATATGACGTTTGGTGAGCGCTTCGTTGATTTGAAAGATTTGACGAGACGTTATCAGTTATATGGCCAAGCCACAGTTGCGAAGAATCAAATAGAAAGAGATCCTGGAGCATGTAGTTTAATTGTACCGGTTTTACCGCAAGGTCTTAATCTTACTGTTAATAATGCCAATACTGTTAATCAAGTATGGAATAGAGCCCGCGAGGGTCATATTCCTCTTATAGCATCACTATATAGGTATTATAGAGGTTCTATTCGCATGCGTATTATAGTTTCTAACGGCATAGGTTTAACTATGTGGGTTCAACATCGTCCCGATAGAAGATTGTCGAGAAATACAATAATACCTTGTACGGCAGTTTCGACAGCTGAGGCAGTTTTTAATCATACTTACGGAATGTATATGCAAGATCTTAATGTTAATAATATTGTTGAAATAGAAGTTCCGTTTTATCAAATGGCCAACTTCGGGCTGTTGCAACAACCTGTAGTAACAGAAGGTCCGCCATATAAAGATTGGACTAAATTTTATAGTTTAGGTGAATTGAGTATAGGATTTTTTGGAGATCAACCTTCTGATGATATTAGAGTTACTATATTTTATGCATTAGCGGATGATTGTCGTTTTACAACTTATCAGGGAGTTCCCCCTATGGTTATCATAGACGACTTGCCTGAATATAAGTCTTCTTTAGAATATCAAGGTATCACTGATTTCTTTAGGAAAGATCCTAGGAAAATCGGAGAAGAAATTGCAGAAGGCGCTACAGAGACATTATCTGCTAATGTTCAGCCCATGTTAAATGAATTTTTATCTACATTCCAAAGTAAACTTTCTGATACATATAGCAGTGTTAAGGAGGATTTAAAAGGGACAAATTTTTATACTAAATTAAGTAGTATAGCTTCTCAAATTATTCATGCTGTTAATAATCCTACGCCATCTACAATAGCTATATCCGTATTTAGTATTTTAGTTGTTTTAGGTATTATTACATATTCTGTTTACCACGTAGTTGTTAAATATGTTTCGGCTATATGGAATTGGATATCAAACAAAGTTGTTTCGAATAAAGTGCAAGAAGAAGTAGAAACCGCAGAAGAAGCATTAGAGTTTCAAGATGGAACTAAAGACAATGCAGTTGTAGGGTTTCTATCACTAATCTGTGGAGGATTGTGCACTTTGTTTGGTATGAAAAATTCCATAAAGTATAAGCCTGTGTCCGAGAGTTTATTTCAAAATATAAGCTCAGGAATGAAAGTAAGTAATGTGTGCTTCGTATTTTTTAAGAATCTACTGTCATGTATCACTGATATGAAGTCCTTAATAGTAGCATATTTATATCCGGGTTTTAACGCAGCCGAAAGTTTAATGCAAGGTCGTGATATAATAGAAAAATGGGTTATGTATGCACAAGATATATTAGATCCTTTAGTCAGTAAGAATTTGTTGTATGATAGAGAAGCTCAAATTAAATTATTGGATTGTTATGCATTCGGAAAAATTCTTAAAGTTAAGGCTTTAGAAACTCAGTATCCCGCTATTATTCAATTAGTTAATACCACGTTTGATAAATTACATAAGAAACATACTGAACTTGTTGCTCAAGGTTTGGATCCTCATATTCGTAAAATGCCATTTGTTATTTATAATTATGGAGCACCTGAAATAGGGAAGAGCCATCTCACAACAGATTTATGTGCTGAATTATGCAAGAGTCAGGACATTAAAACTGAAACAGATTTAATGTGTGTTCTCAATGCTACGTCAAAGTTTTGGGATAACTGTGACAGACAACCGTGTTTAGTTATGGATGATGCTTTTAATATTCGTAAAGGAACTATGCTGGAAGATCAAATAGCAGCTATATTTAATGTAGTGTCTCCTGTTGTTCTTGTTCCTCCTAAAGCTGCCGTTGAAGATAAAGGTAAATTATATAATCCTGAAATTTTTATATTAAATAGTAATTGTGATTTCTTTAAAACAGAAGTTTGCATTGAGGAAGCGTTATGGCGTAGACGTGATATTCTTATACATACTGAATTAGATTTAGAATTTGTTAAACCTGGATGTGTTCACTGTGAAAAGAAGCTACCCGTCAATGCGCTTTTACCACCTGAAGCAATCTCATCTTTAAAAGATTTCCATCATCTGAAATTTAAATATACTTTCGATGTTAAAAATCCGTCGTGCGCTTATCTACCGGAAGGTAGATATTTGAAGTATGATGAACTTCTCATTCTTCTTAAAGATTTATTTAAGAAAAATAGAGAGGCTGAAAATATTAAGTTTGCGCGTCGTGTAGAACAATGCAATGAAGTTGTAGGAGATCGCCATTCTATTGTAGGGAATGTGGAGAATTTGGAACAATTATGGAATGATGCTATAATGAAAAGAAAAGCAGCAGCTGATCTCGTTAAAAATTCTACGTTCGCCACAATATGTAAGAGTTTTGCTTCGAATGCGTTGGAGAGATGGGAGCAAGGGAAACACTATGTTCTTAAAACTATTGCTGGGATTGTTAAGCCTAATAATAATAAATATTTGTTAAAAAATGATCTATGTGAAGAATGTAATAGAATTAAGTATCAATGTATTTCGTGTAGAATTAATATGGAAAACGCAATGTTAGATAATCCTACACCATCAACGTCTCAGGGTTCTACGTCTATAGAGGTTTTGCTCGAAGACGATGATAAGATGGGTTATCAAGCAGATAATGATGGCGAAGTTGTAGTGCCTGAATTTCACCATGATATCATTTATCATCTTAGTGACAGTGGTCAGAAAGATTTTAAACGATTGAGTAAAGATTATGATGCGTATGTATTAGATCATTTTAAAAAATTCCTAGATATATGTAGTCCCACTATAATAATTGATCTGCGCAGATATCCCCGATATGCACGTAGTTTTAATATCTTTAGGTCATTATGTGAGAAATATTGTAAATGCCTTCACAACTATACAGTTAATCGTCCAATTGTGTATCAAAATAAATTTGCTTTTATTAATCCAAGCAGACCATCAGATCCAGATATTATAGACGATATATCATGTGATCAAGGTTGCTGGTTATCGCTGCCTTGGTTTTACTATAACACTATTACTGTCTGTAAAAGAATTAATAGTGCTATTGTTGAGCCATGGATGTTAGATATAGGAAGTGCTAAGTTAATTCATTCTAAAATTACTTTAGATTCTATATTTTCTAGAATGCTTAAATTTGTATGGGACTTTTATTATGATCATATGAAACCTGCTATCAAAACTATATTTAGTATGTTTACTTCATTTGGTGGGTGGGTTATGGGTTTGACTTTCCTATCATTATTGTTTAGTACAACTATTATGGGTATAGGGGTATATGAAGCATACAATATGCCTTCTGTAAGTAGTGGAGTACAGCAAGCATTACGTGATCCGGATTGTTTATCTCATAGAACATCTCCAAAAGGAAACTGCCTTTTTTTTGAAAGTAATTCGTATGAAGCGGGGAAACCTAAAGTATCTCGAGCAGTAAAACCTAAAGTTAAAACCCCTACTCGTGCATCGAAAACATTAGATTATCAGAGTTCTCAACAATTTTCAGTAGTTGAAAATAGATTGCGCAATAATATGTCTACTATCGTATGCGTTTTTACAGACGTTGAAGGAAAACTGAAAAGGGTTGAAAATTCTGGTATTATGTTGAAAGATCAACAAATGTTAATTCAAAAACATTATTACGATTATTGGAAGCGATTAGATATATCCACAAAGTTTTATTTTTATAATAGTAATATTAAAAACATATCGGAGTGTGGACTTTTATTAAATAATTTCTTTGATTTAGAAATAGATTGGTTCTATTCTGATAATAGTGAATTTTGTGATAGTAATTTTGGCATATTACATCTGCCAAAGTATGTGCCTGCATTCAAAGATCTTACAAAATTTATAGCTAAACAATCCGATCATGAGTATATAAAAGCTGATGAATGTTATCTGTTTTCTAGTTTAGAATTACGTAGTAAGCATTGTGTTATGAATCTAGAATTTAATAAGTCAGTAACCGATCAACATGGTTGGTTGCGTTTGGATCAATGCTATTCGTATCGATATACGTGTAAAGGTTTGTGTGGTAGTGTATTATTGAGTAGTACTTTAGAACGTCCAATCATCGGCATACATTTTGCAGGTACTAATGTGTTAGGCTATGCTGAACCTTTATGCGCTGAGAGTTTTACCGGAATTGAAGTTAAGCATTATGATTATGAGCTGCATGAACTAAGACTTGATGGGGATGATCCGAAGATTGATTTTGACACGTTATTATATCCTCAAGGTACTGTTCATGCAGCTTATAGTCATCATCAAGGAAGCGTTAGCCAGTATATACCGAGTTTGGTGCAAGGAGTGTATGAAGTGGACACCGAACCAAATCCTTTGAGTCCACGTGATCCGCGCTTACCTGAAGGTAACCCGCCATTAAAACGTGGTGTTGAACATATGGGTAAACCTCCTCTAGATTTCCCTAAGAAACATTTAGATTTGGCATCTGATGATCTTCAAAGTATATTGTTACAAGCAGTCAAACCTGTTCGTATTAACGTAGGTTTAGTATCTCTTCAAGATGCGATATGTGGGAATGTTAGTGTTAAAGGTTTCGAACCGTTAGAATGGTCTTCAAGTGAAGGATTTCCTTTAAAATCGATTAGGCCAAAAGGTGTGAGAGGGAAGCGCTGGCTATTTGACTTAGAGGAAACCCCTGAAGGATTTCAGTTAAAGGGTATGCATGGCGAGTTGCAGCGACAATTGAGCGTGTGTCATGCGTTGCGTAAGAAAGGAATTCGATGCCCTACGATATTTACTGATTGTTTGAAAGATACATGTATAGACGTTAATAAGTGTAAAATACCAGGAAAGACGCGTGTGTTTTCCATATCACCAGTACAATTTACTATAGCTTTTAAACAATATTTCAATGATTTTCTTGCGTCATACCAAAATGCTAGAATAAGTGCTGAGCATGGAATTGGAATTAATGTGGATTCATTAGAGTGGACAGAAGTTGCGAATTATATTACGCGATATGGTTCGGCAATTGTAGCAGGTGATTATAAGAATTATGGGCCTAGCTTAATGCTAAGCTGCGTTGAAAAAGCCTTCGATATTATAATGGCCTGGTACGAGAGATATGATCCCGATGAAGAGCGTCAATTGGTTCGCCGTGTCTTATTGTCCGAAATTCTTCATGCTAAGCATTTATGCTTAAATGTAGTATATGGTGTACCTTGTGGTATACCGTCTGGTAGTCCTATTACAACTCCATTAAATAGTATAGTTAACTCGTTATATCTTCGATGCGCGTGGAAAGATATAGTAAATGAGAGTTTTGAAGTTATGCATAATAATGTTAAGTTTCTTACATATGGTGATGACGTATGTATTAATGTTAGCGATAATTATAAGGATATATATAATACTGAAACATTAAATGCATTTTTTAAGAAATATAATATTATTTTTACAGATATAGATAAGAGTGATAATATTATAAAATATCGTACTTTAGACAACGTTACATTTTTAAAACGTGGTTTCAAGTTACATCCAAGTAGTAAAGCTGTGTTTCTCGCACCAATCGAAGAGCAGAGTATTAGAAAATGTGTTAGTTGGATTACACGAAAGGGTGATCCTTTACAAAATACATTAGAAAATTGCAAACAAGCGTGCGAGCTTGCCTTTGGATGGGGACCAGAATATTATAATGCTGTACGAGAGCGTCTGTCACGAGAGTGTCTGACGCGCTGTGGTCAGTCGTTTTCAGCGCCTTCGTGGTATGAAAAGTCTGAAATGTGTTATAATATTTAGAGTCTTTTCTTTTAAATTTATATTAATTTTGTGTATATTTTATTAGTATAAGCCTTTCCCGATGTGGAACGCCCGTGTGAGCGAGGCCCGGGGAAAATTGGTAAGAG